CAACTTTGATGTCATCACACAATCCAGTGACAGCATCCAAACAAGTGTCTAATTTCACATTTGTTTCCTTGAATGAATTAAGCATTGATGGAAAAATGCGATCTTCTACATTGTAAAATGGTATCTCGCCACTGGGATACACTGGTTCTCGTTGTTGGAAACCAATGAAACTTTTCATTTTAACATCATCACCCCAAGCTCTTTTAATTTCTACAGCATACTCACATGCCGGACCAGTGTACATAAAATCAATAGTTCCTAAAGCTTGTGAATATTTTATTAGATTATAGTCGCTAAGATATGAAGAATTAACTAAACACGCATTGGGTGTATACATAGGAATCTCAAAAGTATGGGACCCATTTTGATTAAGAATAAAAAGACTTTCACCATAACCAATATTTTCATATGGCATTTGAGTAATTTGATCCGCAAAATTAAAGGGTAAATTATCCACTTGTGGCTTATGTATTACTGTAAAAGTTCCTGAATTGAAAGGAAGTTGGCGGAGGGAGTTTATGTTAACAACATACCTCAATGATCCCCGTGTAAAACGGAAAGCATCATGTATGTGCACGAGTTTATCTCTACGAATATTATACGGTAATTGATCGCGAAACAGAGGAGCTCCAAAATTAGCAGGAAGAGATAAAACTCTAGTAGGTGAGCTCATCTCCGAAACATTAACACTTGGAAAAGACATGATGTGGGCAAATCTACGCATATTGTCATCAAGATCTGAATGTTCCTCTCCAAGTAATGCTGCAACCTTCTCCTCAACTGCAGGTGTTACTTTAAGCAATTGATCATCAGAAAAGCGAGGGTCCATAGATGGCGTTATTACTTCATCGTCAAAGTCTTCAAAGACCAATTTAGATTTGGATTTAATGGCATCTTTGGGTGTTCTCAAGCCTACTACTAAACCTAATGAAGGACCGCTAAAGTACCATTGTTTATTAACTACTGTGCTCGGAGGAATTATATCCGCCCAAGAGGTTCCATTATTCCACAAAACATTTATGGAGGTTGATGAATCTTCTCGATGGATGGCTAAACGTAATGCCAATGAACCCTCCAAGGGATTATAATTCCAATTAAATTCATTGACAGAGTCAGTGATAAAAGTCGCATTAAGTGTGTTAAGAAAAATACTACCACCAACGGTCAATAAAGTTGAAGTCTGTAGAGAACCATTAACATATGAACTAAATGTATTACCTACTAATGTAAAACTAACAAAGGCGGATTCTAATATAGGGTCAGCTATTAAGCGACTAACATTATTACCTGGGATACCAACCATATTCATTAGGATTAATATTTTTATAGACTAGAATATCACAACTCTGATAACCATTTTCTGGCTGTTGAATTGCTTGTTCTACAAAGACATGAATAGAACCTGAAACATAACTATTCCCTTGATTATCTCTTAATTTATAATTAGGGCTAGCATGTATAAATGGTACTTCAAATTCAAAATCCAAGCCAGTGTTTAAATCTGGGCCTACATCATAAGTACTAAAGTAAACAGAAGCTGACTCATCATATGTTAAAGTTAGACTATTAGGTACGAAAGCAACACGAAGTCGAAATGTTTTAAAACCATCAGCAACAGCTGTAAAATGT